GTGGGTTCCCACAATGGTAATCGTATGTCTATAACTTCTCTATTTTGTTCATTTGCAACCTGTTTTACAATGTCTGATTTACCAATGCCTGGGGCACCCCACATCATGAGTGGTCTTTTCAATTGTAGACAGTGTGCTAATGCTGCTTTGGCTTCGTTTGGAGTAACAGTTCTATTTTGAGACCCAACTGTTGCGGTCTTGTCTTTTTTGCTCACCATTTTTATAACCTCTTATTAAAATGTTTATGTAACCATTATAGCATATTGTACTGTAAGGTCAATGCCAAATGACTAGAAATAGTACATTGATTTTATTGACTTTTTTGCTCATCTGCCTTGCTCATTGCTCGAGCCAAACCGTATTTTGTAACATCACCAGCAAACATCATCAGTTGTAATGCCATAGATTCTGTAGTCACAATAATCTGTTTTTTATCCACGTAATAAGGACAATTTACATATTCATCCAACCATAGAAAAGTCTGTGGAGTAAAAATGATCTTGGCAGGAAATTTCACAGTGTAAATTTTGATATCTAATTTGTTGATCATCTCTAGACCTATTCGGGTCAATCTCAAAGATCGAGCTTGATAACTCTCACGCACATTTTGCCACCATGTATAATAACAGGTCTTAATAGTTTCTTCATGTAAAGGTTGTTCCAATAACTGCATGAAGGTGCGAGTATAGGCGGTTTTGACGTCCATACTGTTAATTATCTGCTGAATTTTTCGCCGGTCTTTAATAGGTATACACCAAATTTGTCAGTCTTGTGCATGGTGTTGAGTTTTTTAGCTAGATTCTCCGCATGTCCTGGATTGGAAAAAGACACTTTCTTATACTTAGGACCTGGATAATTGGATACTAGGCTGGATGATTTTAAGTTGATAGGTTTACCATCATAAAACACTGCCCAAATACCTTCCGCTGCAAGAACCTCTTCCTGCTTGTAGGTGGTTTTATTGCTGACTGTAAGCAGCACTGTGGGTTTTGGACGACTCATAATTTATCTTAGTATTTACCATTTTTTACCAGATAAATTATTTGTCGAAACTGCCTCCATCCATTTCGATGTTGATCGTTTGTGCTTGTTGTGCTGTTTTTAAAGCTTCAATTATCTCTTCCTGCACAGACACTATCCTTGCCATAGTTTGACTCAAACTGTATGACAATTTCTCAGCATCTGACATGGTCAATATGATATTTTTATCCTGTTGTGTCTTAGCAGCCCTTACTCTTGCTATAAAATCTTCAATGGGTTGTGTCTGTATTTTGTTCTTTGATTGCATTGTTCAATATCTGTTGCATTTCTATTTTGGTTTTGATAGGTCCTCGATAAGGGTATCTCTGTAATGTAATTACTTTAGGACAATAGGCTTTCCTCCATCCTTTAGGAAATTGTATAATATAGTAACCAGCACAGAATAGGCTTCTGCTCTTGGGAGTTTTGCTGTAGATGGGCAATTGTTTCTGCACATCGTACATAGGATTGTAAGGTTGTTGTGAGCAAGGATATCCATGAACTTGAAATTCGCTCTCTTCTGATATTGGAGGTTTTTCTGATATTGTGATATCATTGGAAAATATACCCTGACCAAATCTAGCAAATAAACTTTCTCGAGTATGATAGACCTGTTTATGATCTTTCTTGCCTAGAAATATCCAACCATTATCGTCTTTCTTTTGGAGAGTACCCACTTTTTCTCCATTCTCTTCAATAATCCAAAATTTATCTGCTACCAGTGTTTTCGCTTTCATTTTAATCTTGCATTGAACGGCTCAACATAAAGTTGTGCTTGTTCGGTTATTTTTTGTAGATCATACTTGGCACAAAATTTCATAAATCTTATGCCCACTTGCGAAATCTGCTTGTTTTCTGCACGTGCTTGATCAATAGTTTGATCTAACTCTTGTATTATAGCATCTGGTTGTGCATGTAGGTCAACCAATAATCTATTGCGCTCATAATCATCTACGACTCGGTGCTCTTTACCATCTGGATCCATCCATTTGCTCAGCATAAGATTGTTCCAAGCATAACCTTTGTTATCTTTGTCAGCAAACGCCTCCAATAAACCCACTTTATTTTTGGTGCCTTTTTTACGCACACCTGGATATGCTGAAAATATGTTGTCCGAAGGATCACCTCGCATAGCTTTTTCAAATATCATCCAATCCTTGCTCTCAGTTTTACGATGTTCTCCGGTTTTTTTATCTATTACGTGATTGTTTTTTTTATCAAAATATCCGTCAACGGTCATGGTTTCTTCTGTAACGCCGTTATACTGTCGCACATTGGGTGCAATTAATTGATTTAGATCTTTATCTGTACTAATAATCACATGCTGTTGATCTGGATAACGATCAATCCAGCGAGCTATAAGATCATCAGCTTCTACTCGACCGTTCTGCAACACAGTGGCATTGGTCTTCGTGCGAATAAAATCACAAAAATCATCGTAACATTCCCAAAAAATTTTATTTTCTTCTTTTTCCATGGGTGTCATGGCATCCACTAGATCTGATCTGTTTCTTTTGTAGGGTGCATAATGGTCCTTGCGCCAACTACGACCTTCCAAACAAAAAATTACATGAGAGCCATCAAAATCATTCCAGGCTTTTTTGATTGAATTGAGAGTGATGTGTATGGCCATGCCAATCTTTTCATTGGTCTCTCCACGTATCACATGCCGTGCTCTAAAAAATGTATTTGCAGTGTCCACCAGAATATGGGTCATTGCCATTAAGAAACTTCAGTTTTGCCGTCAGTTCTTCTGTTAACCTGTATGTAGCCTGCTCCAGCTACGTCAACTCCCTGTTCATTACCGATAGTTCTGCATAGACTTTGAAACCATCGATCCACAATTTCTTCTTCCGTTTGGCCAGTATAACCATTCTGTTTCAACATGTTGACAAACTCATCATTCCAATCCAATTCAAAGAATCCATTTCGTGGATTCTCCGGATTCACATTAACCTGCACAACTTTAACAACTGGTTCCTCGCTCTTGCTTGGTTTAGCGATTTTTTTAATCTCTTTTTTATTTGTTTTTTTAACCTTCATGATATATTATATTACTTTATTTTTTTAAATTAATCAACTAAAAAACCATTTTTTACCAAAAATTATGTGCCCCATGCGTTCTTAAAAAGTGGAACTTGAAGTCGATCACTGTATCTGTAACCCATTTTCATCGCTAATTCAGCCACTGTTCTATTATTCATATGATACACCGTTTCTACTCCACCCACTGGCATTAGATAAACAGATCCTGCGAATCCTGCCTGTCTATAAAGTTTTACCACTTCTATGGCTTCACGTGCATCATCTAGATCTGCCACCACAAATTTCAAATACACATGACCTACCTCTCCATATTCTGCCACTACTTCAGGCAATATAGCATCTTCTCTCTTCTCGCCGCTCACGCTGAGTTTGGCGCTGACGGAAAATGTTACAGAATCTTTGGTTCTGTTATTTTTACTGGCCCAATCTTTTAAATATTTTTTAAACTCTGTTTTTAACTTTTGTGTACCGTTAGTTTCAAAAGTGATCTCTTTTAAATCCTGCATTTGAGGATGATCTAATAAATCTGGATAAGATCTCTGCCAACCCAATAATGGCTCACCGCCCGTGAATATGAAATGTTCGTCCTGCCACTTTTTATTGGGCAATAATTTAATGGTATTCTCCACAATGTCATCTGTGGTCCTCATAGGTGACAGATCTTTAAATCTCACGTCCCAACTAGCATAACTGTCGCAACCTGTGCTCACCAGTGGTAATTCTTTGTAATCTTGGAATGGATGTTGCTTGTGCTGTTCAAATACTCGATCGTTCTCGGTGCTGCTCATGCCTCGGGGCAAGCCAAAACCGGCGCATCGGAAATTACAACCGAACACACGTAGGAAGATACTTGGTACCCCCATATATCTGCCTTCTCCTTGAATGGAATAGAACAGTTCTGCTACTTTAATTTTTGTCATTCAACGCCTCAACTGCTTTTAATATTTCTTTTGTAGTGTATTGCTCTTTTTTATTCGACTCATTCAATAGTATTTTAACTGCTTCTAATATTTCTTCTATGGTATATGCACCAATCATCTTTTTCTATATCATATTCTATTATTTTTTGTCTTTTTTATCAAGACGCACTATGTTGCCACTCTTGAAATGACCCACTGTTTCTCTCTGTATGTCATCGTGACTGAATTCTGCCCAATACAATTCAAAAGCCACACCATCTTCCAATCCTTCAAAAGAATGATATAATCCTGGTTTAATTCTAGTAAAATCTCCTGGATTCAACACAGTTTCATCCACAAGATCATAATCTCGCTGCCAAACTCGAATTTTCAGTTTGCCTGACATCACGTAGAAACCATTCCATTTAAAATTGTGCATGTGTTTGCTGCACACACCGCCTGCTTTGTAATCGATCCTGTGGAATTCCAATACACTATTTGAGTGTATCGATTCGGTTTGCCCCCATATCTTACCAGATTTATTGCTCATTGTTATATTATAAGAGTATTTAGATAAAGTGTCAATTCAGGTGTAATTATTTCTCCCAGTCCTCCCATGGAAAAACTATCCAAGTAGGAGTTTGACTCTTGTCTATTTCGTATCCGTAATAGTCTATTTGTACCGGAGATGGTCGATTATTGATTACCGCAG